TTCACCTCCTTTGCAAGCACTTCAATATACATTCCGCGATTTTTTACATTCTCAACTGAGGTTATCTCAAATCGTTCATCTTCTATTAAGATAATCATAGCAGTTGTAACCGTAACACCGGGAATACAGCGAAAACGAAAAAGGTCAGTGGCAACTGAGAAGGTGACTCTATTAGCCCATTTCACAGTTCCATTACGTCTCTCTCTATATGCTCGAACCGTAGCGATAATCACGTCAGTTTCAGTAGAGAAACCCTCAGAATCTTTAACAGTTACCTTCTGTATTATGTCAATAGATGTATTCATTTTACCAAAGCTCATATTCTACACCTTCCAATCACGGTCTAATCGCAAGAGTAGATTTACTGTATTCCACACTTGTTGACCAGCTTGAACATTATCTGAATAAAAACCTCCTGTGCTGCCATCCCTTGATTCATAGAAGTGGGAAGACAGCATAATTACTGCTTGTTCAGTAGTAGGAGGCATTTGATTATCGGTATAAAAGTTTTCAGGAAGATGCTGATAACTCTCGGCATATTTAATAGCGGAGGTGATATATATTTGCAAAATTTCATCATCTTCATTATGTTCAAGAATCAGGTTAGCTTTCACCTTTTCAATGAGGGTCATATCACCACCGTCCTTTCTTAAGGTGTATCAGCGGTCATTAATCCAGCGGTTTTTAGTTTAGAAAGAAGTGAATTAAAGTCAGTAAGCAGTCCTGCCACATCTGATGCTGTGCTATCAGCTTGATTTTCAGCTACAGGAATTTCTGATATAACAGGATAGGAAGGAACATAAAGCTTTCCGTCCTCACCGATTTTAGCCGGAACAGTGTCAGTCTCGGTTTTAGTTGCAGCTTTAATTCCTCCAAGTGTGGTTTCAGTTGCAGCAGTTAACCCGGAAGAAGGGAGCCCTGTTACCGAAGCTCCTTCCTTTATTTCCAACACACCTCCAATGACGGTTTTCTCGCCACCTTGTTCAGTGTAATTTTTAATGTTATAACTCATGAGATACCTCCATTAAGCTTTTTGTTGAAGCACCTTAACAGCTTCAGGCAGAATTAACTTTCCATCAACACGCTGAGTTGCAACGAACCCAACTTGGCCAGTTACAGCATAGAGCTCATTTAATCTTTTGAACACACGCCCTTGACGATCTGCAACCCAGTAGTAACTTAAATCACCAAACACAATAGTCTTAGCTGCTGAGGCAATAGCTGGAACATAGGCTGATGTGTATATAGGCCTATTTAGTATTGTATCAGGAGTACCAGCTTGCAAAGATGGTTGCCATAGGTATTGACCTTGACCATCCTTTAGTTTACGGATTGCTTTTACAGTAGCGTCATTCATCATAAATACTGCCTTGTTACGATATGGTGCTTTTAAAGAATAAAATAAATCTAAAACCTCATCAAAAGTAATAGCAGTAGCGCCTGCAGAAGTTACACCAAGTTGAGCGCCACCTGTTGCTGCAAGTATACCAGTTGGTTTACCTGAGCCATCGCCGGTGAAAAATGCTTCTTCTTCTTTGTTACCTATACGTCTTGCAAATTCTTTAGAAATATAGGATTCAAGATTAAATACACTATCATTGAGAAGTTCCTCAGAAACTTTTATCAAAGTACCTAATTTATACGCACCGATTGATACTTGATTGAAGCTGTCATCACTATCGGGAATTGTACCTTCTTCATCAACCCATGATGCTGTACCTTTAGAAGCCACAACAGGAATTTTTCTGTCCCCGGTGGAGGTAGTAATCACATTAGCTAATGAACGGAAGATATTTTCTTCTTCGAGCGCTTCTACAAGAGTTCTTTCAAACTCATCAGGTACCAAGTATCCACCTTCGGTGTCGGTACCAATTTGAAGAGCGTTTCTTATGGTGGTATCAAGCCCTTCACCAGCACGAGTACGCATAGCATTCCAGAATGCTTTCCTATATTCATCAGATGCTCTGCCTGTTTTTTCCTCCATATTGGGAGTTTTAGGTTTGCCTGTTAACGGATTGGCAGTAGGAGCATTAAGTTCTGCATCAATTATTGCTTGCTTTTCTAAACGGTCTATTTCTTTGCCAAGGGCAATGACATCAGCTTCCATTTTGTTATATGTGGTTTCATCTTCCGGGGAGATGAGGCCATCATTGCCACGTTTTGTATCTAAGAATGCTTTAGCAGCATCCCATGCTTTTGCGCGTTTCTCGCGCAGTTCTAAAATCTTATTCATAATATTTTCCTCCTAATTAATGAATGATGTTGTTTAGCCGTTTTTCGAGAACAGCTGCAGAAATGCCGACTGATTTAACAGGCAGATTATTCTTTGGACAAATCTTGTTAAACAGAGAATTTGTAACAGCACGGCGACTGAAAGCATAAGTAAAGTCATCCTTTTGCATTCGCTTTTTCTCATCTGTTAAAATGTCATCAGCAAAACCAAGTTCAATAGCTTTGTTGGCATTAAGCCAGGTTTCAGCGTCCATAAGGTGAGAGAGCTTTGCCCGAGATTGCCCTGTTTTTATTTCATAAGCATTTATGATGCTTTCTTTTACCTCTGATAGCATGGAAATTGCTTTTTGCATTTCCTCAGTGTCTCCAATAGCTATGGTTAGGGGATTGTGCACCATCATAAGAGCAGTAGGCGCCATTAGTACAGTTGTTCCTGCCATAGCAATTACTGAAGCAGCAGAAGCTGCAATGCCATCAATTTTTATTGTCACTTGTCCTTTATAGTCCATGAGCATGGAGTAAATTTGACTGGCTGCAATACAATCACCACCAGGCGAGTTCAGCCAAATAACAATGTCACCCTCGCCGGCATTTAAATCAGCTTTAAATGCATGTGGGGTGACATCATCATCAAACCATGATTCCTCGGCAATTACTCCGTCGAGGTAGAGTGTTCGGGCTTCGGAGTCTTCATCCTTAACCCAATTCCAGAATTTCTTCATTTGGTTTCCTCTCTTTCCGTATTATTTGAGAACGCACCAGCGTCTTGTAATTTGGTCATCGCACCGTTTATAAGATATAGATCACCACCAAGTTCAGCAGAGATACGGTCTAAATTTTCAAGCTCACGAATATCATTAGTACTCATCCAGCCATTCTGTCTAGCAGTAGCATAGCCACTCATACGGCTTGCATAATCGCCACGAAGTAGGCCATCTACATTAAATTTTATAAACACCTCAGGCTTTTCACTTTCCATTAACAGTGAACGACACATGGTCTGTTCCCACCGAATCACCCATGGGTCAAGTGTGTATTTTACAAACTCCAATGACTGTTGCTCAATGTTTGAAAAAGAAGATTTTTCAAGGTCTGCAAGCATATGTGGAGGTACTCTGAAAATACGTGCAATTTCGTTGATTTGAAACTTTCTTGTTTCAAGAAACTGTGCCTGTTCAGGTGAAATACCTATTGGTTGATATTTCATTCCTTCTTCAAGGACAGCTACCCTGTGGGAATTTGCAGAGCCTTGATAAGCAGAATTCCAGCTATCTTTTACTTTCTGCGGGTCCTTGATTGTACCGGGATGTTCCAAAACTCCACCAGGAGCAGCACCATTTGCAAAGAACTTTGCTCCATATTCTTCTGTTGCCATAGACAGACCTACTGCGTTCTTTGCCATTGCAATAGGGGAGTAGCCTACCAATCCGTCAAACCCTAAGCCGGGGATATGCAAAACATTTGTAGGGTCAAGATAAACCTGACTATCTTTTCCAATAGTGGGTACATCCTCGGTGCTTCTTTGGTATAAATAAAAAAGCCGGCCGTTTTTGTCACGGTCGACTGTCATTTTGTTTGGCATTAAAGGGTAGAGGGCGATTACTTCACCACGAGCATTTCGTATAATTTGAGCATAAGCATTGCCCCATAATAAAAGATGACTCATAAGCGTTTCTCTAAACGAAAATGAAGTCATCTCTGGGTTTGGCTCATCATGGAGCAGTTTATATAAAGGATGTTTTATATATTTTTCTTTGCCTCCTGAGCTATTGTATTTATACACATGAAGGGGGAGACAGGCCACTGTTTCAGCAAGTATTCTTACACAGGAGTACACTGCTGTCATTTGCATGGCAGTATGCTCATTAATCTGTTTTCCGGCAGTAGTTCCTCCAAAAAAGAAGCTGTAGCGGCTGCCGCTAAGAATATTTTTTGGTTTATCACGTGCCTTAAATATTCCTTGTAATATTCCCATAGACATCACTCTCCTTAAAAATGAGTATGAAAAAAGGACAACCTTTAGGCAGCCCTTTAAAATTTTAAATGAAATTCATATTATTTGAGTGTTTAATATTTTAATGAAACCATCATAAGTTCCTTGAAATTATTATTGATAATTACATTAAAAGTGAAAAAAATGAAATATTGCTTCTGAATAAGCGATAATCAACGCTGTCGCCAATATCATACACAGAGCCATTATCTCCTATAACAATAAGTGAACCAATTTCATCCTTTTTCCAATAACCACCGTACTTATTAATAGTTACTTCTCCAACATATGCAACTATATAGCTTCGAAGTTCCCAAAATACATTATGATATAATTCGTGAATATATTCAAAAAGAGGTCTTTTTTGACTGTTATTTTTTATTGAATCTCTGTATGAATTTGTGGTTTCAAGAAATAATGTATTGCAGACTTTAATAAATGTTTCTGGTGTAAAAGTATTAGGAACAGCTACTTTAACAGGTTTTAGAAGGTGTTTACCCCATGGTGAAAATTGTTCGGATTCTCCAAGTATATAATAAAATGATATTAAAAATTCAACAAGTGAATTAAGATGCAATATTCCATTCTTGTCATAAGTGAGAGGTATGTTATATGCTGAAAGCATACATTCCGTAAATGTTCTGGCATAAACACATTGCGTTATTTGTAATAGTTCATCTGAGCTACAATCAGCTCCAATTTTATTAGATGAAATATATTCAAGCAACTTATTGTGAGGATAAGATTGACATGCTTTCCTTATTTCACTAATATTGATTTTATAAGCCATTGTCATTTCTCTTTTTTTTTCATAATAATAACAAAATGCATTTGCTAAATCAGTATTATCTTGAAGTAATCTTGTAATATTCTGTAAAAAAGTATTATTCAATTTAGACCGTGATAACAATTGCACTTTATCGACAAAATCTAACAATATCAGAAACTCCGAATCATTAGCATGAATTTTCTTTTTATCTACTTTTAACATAGGGTACTTTGAAAAGTCATCATAACACATTAGTAGAATTTCGCACATTTCATTAATTGAAGATAGAGTCTTTTCAAAATAACTAATATATTCAATTGAATATATTGGTAAATTTTCAATTTCTTTTAAATGATCAAAATATAGACTTAATGCCTGACTTGTCGCTCTTAATTTAAATGGTTGTAATTTTCTATCTTCACTATTAAAATCAGTAATGAATTTATTATATATGTCAAATGCCCAATCCTTAGTTTCATTATCATCTGAAGGTTTATTTGAAAAACCAATCATTAAGTTTTGAAAAAAGTCATTGTTTTCAACTAATGCATTACAAAAATATAACGTATTTTTACTCAACTCTAATAAGGCATTATCAAACAATATTTCACTAATCTTTTCTGATATTGAATAACCACAATATATGCAATAATGAGTTTCACTACTTACCAAACCATCGCACTTAGGACATTTAATCAACGTCATATTTATACGCCCCTTTTTTTATGCAAACATTTTACCACATATGCCAAAATTCTACAATATTAAAATTCCTCTTTCATCATAAACACTTCCACCGATGTTGCTTCCATTCCTTATAGCTCTATCAAGCGCCATTATCGTAGCAACTGCACCATCTATTTTTTCAGTAGACTTTTCCTTGTCAGGCTTTATATTTCCAGCAGGGTCTGTGCGTATAAAGATGTTATCCATCATCCAACGAAGGACAGGATGACCGCCATGAGCAATTTTCTGTTCCAACGTTAGTTTCATCAACTCTTTTGTAGAAGGTGACATATCTTTAAATCCTTGACCGAATGGTACAACAGTAAACCCCAATCCTTCAAGATTCTGTGTCATTTGAACAGCACCCCAACGGTCAAAGGCTATTTCACGGATTTTATATTTCATGTTTAGTTCTTCAATGAAAGTCTCGATAAACCCGTAATGTACCACATTTCCTTCAGTTGTTTTAAGAAACCCTTGCTTTTTCCATATATCATAATTAACATGGTCACGCTTTACCCTTAAATCAATATTGTCCTCAGGTATCCAAAAGAAGGGAAGTACAGTGTATTTATCCTCCTCATCCAGCGGAGGAAACACAAGCACAAATGCAGTAATGTCGGTAGAGGAGGAGAGGTCAAGTCCACCATAACAAACTCTGCCTTTTAATTCTTCAGGGTCAACAGCAAATGCACAGGCATCCCATTTATCCATAGGCATCCAGCGTACTGCTTGCTTAACCCATTGATTAAGCCTTAGTTGCCGGAAGCTATTTTCTTCAGCAGGATTTTGTCGTGCTGATTCAAATGCCGCTTTAACTTTATCCATGGTGACTGTGATTCCTAATGACGGATTTGCTTTTTTCCAAACCTTTGGATCTGTCCAATCATCCTCTTGAGCAGCACCGTAAATAACAGGGTAGAAGGTAGGGTCATGTTTTCTGCCATTTATAATGTCAAGTGCCTTTTGGTGTACCTCCCAGCATATGCTGTTTTGGTTATCTCCGGCAGTGGTTATTAAAAAATACAGAGGTTGCATTCTTGCATCACCACTGCCTTTTGTCATAACATCATAAAGTTTCCTGTTTGGCTGTGTATGAAGCTCATCAAATACAACACCATGAGTATTGAAGCCATGCTTGTTTCCAACATCAGCTGAAAGAACCTGATATATACTTCCTGTAGGCTGATAAATGAGTCTTTTCATGGAATCAAGAATTTTAACACGCTTTGCAAGTGCCGGACACATACGAACCATATCTGCTGCCACATTAAAAACGATAGAGGCTTGGTTTCTATCTGCTGCACATCCATAGACCTCGGCGCGTTCTTCATTATCACCACAAGTGAGCAATAGTGCAACAGCCGCCGCAAGCTCACTTTTTCCCATTTTCTTTGGTATTTCTACGTAAGCGGTGTTAAACTGACGATAGCCATTTGGTTTTATAGTACCAAATATATCTCGAACAATTTGTTCCTGCCAATCGATAAGTTCAAAGGGTTTGCCTGCCCATGTGCCTTTAGTATGGGAGAGAGCCTGTATAAAAGCTACTGCATAGTCAGCGGCAGATTTTTCGTAGACAGAATCAGCTGACTTAAATCTTGTTGGTGTGTATTTTTTGAGTTTTCTCATTTCCGCCACATCCTTGATATATTTGAACATGAAAAAGGAACCTCAATTATTGAAGTCCCTTTTCCATGATTGTTTTCTAAGTTTTAGCCTTTGATACCTTTATAGTTGTAATTGCCTTTTTTTATCTCTTCAAGCTCTGCATTCACTGCATCCCTGTAATCTGCTCGTTGTGTCTCTTTCTTCTTACATTCCATACAGATGCACTGTGTGTTGAACATTGACATTGTTCTTCCTTCCTTTATGCTCTTACCGCACCTGTCACAGTTTTCCTGAGTAAAAAATTTATCCATAGTTACTTAAACCTTTCATGTAATTTCTTATCTATTTCTAACAAGTTTTCTGCTAATGCATTTCTTAATGTTTCAATTGGAAAGTTGTTGTCTATGTATCCTTGCCATATTACATCCAGATAATATTTTGTAGGTTGTGCAGGCATGTCTTTATATTTTTCATCCATAACATAGACAAAAGCCTTTACCGTTTCGCCATTGAGTCTACGAATTTCCACTTCACATTTGTTATAAAGCCTTGGATATCCTTCATAAATATCTAATGCTTTCTCACAATCCTCAGTAATGTCCCATAAAAGTACCGGAACTCTTCCGCCAGAATAATTCTCTATATTTGCAACACCTCTACCGCTACCTCTGAATGTAAGTCTGTAGTCTTTCAATACCCCGATATCAATTGGATTGGCCTTTGGACATCTTTTGAACATTTGTCTAAGATTTAGGTTGCTACCATATGCAGCATAAATTTTCATTGATATAACTTCCTCCTTTCAATCAAAAGCAACACCTAGTAGATGTTCTTCAAATTCGATAGTTCTTCTCAATGTATCAATTTCTCTTTCAAGTGCTTTTGCAGAATTTACAGCACCATGTTTTTCATATCTTCTATAGGTTCTTTCCATTTTGGCAAGTTCAATCTCCATGTCTTCAACCACCTTGTATGCCTGTCTTCTGACATCTCGATATGTTGGCATTTAATTTTCACCTCTTTCTAAATGCAGAGTTACCTTCAAGATTCTTAAGAAGTACTTTTCTTACATCCTTATATTCGCTACCTTTCATTCCAAGTCTTATAAGCCAAGTCCTGAATGCAAACTTTGGATTATCGTCCTGTGATGCTTTGTAAGAAGTACGTTTTTGGCTCTTGGCACTTTCATTTATGCGAGTTGCAAGCACTGCAAAGGCTGTTATCTTGTCGTAATCCAACTCGTTTGTAGGGATGTTATAAGTATATATGTTCTTGTCAAAATCAAATGTTATGCTCTTACATCTTTCTTTCCCAAGCTCATCAACAGCTGTCTTAAGTTCATCTAAAGTCACCGTATTCTTAAGGCTCAAATCCTCAGCAAACTTATCATCCATTAATTGTTCTTCAATTTCCAAGGACTTCATGATTAATTGTTGTTTGCTTGAAATCATGTTTACTATGTTCTTAAGTGTCACTCCTGAATGTCCTTCCATGGGTAGGCTTATTTCCATACCCTCAATATTTTGTGTTTCTATATCTTGTTCTTTTGTCGGTCGTACAGCAATAACTTCTTCTAATGTTACTTCCGTTCCATTTTGAGTTGTAATTATTCCTTGCTTGTCAATTCTGTAAACTTCACCTAATGCTTCAACTTCATATGCAAGTGTAGGTGTTCCAAGGTATCTCGCTTGTGTTCCGAAGTGCTCGCTTAAGCTTCTTACTATTGTTTTCCTATCCATCTTTTCACCTCCTGTGGTTTGTTACGTACATACATCACTCTAAACTAACAAAATAGCAAGCTTTATTTTCTATTGTTTAAAGAGCGGTTGCCCGCCCTTTTATCTTGAGGTAGCCGCTTTAGTTACGCGGCTCTTTGAAATCTCCATGCTGCTGAACCTTCAAGGTGCTTGCAAAGGTGCTCTCTGCAGTTCTTGTAGTCATCTCCTATCAAGCCTATTCGGTTAAGCCATGTCCTCATTGCGAATTTTGGGTTATCTGTCTGAGGCTTCTTGGTACTTGCGCTTTTTTGTGTAAGCGCCTGGTGGTTCATTGCTAAGGATAGTACTATGTATGACCTAATTTCTCCTGCGTGAAGTGTACCGTTGAAGCCTCTTAGTTCAACTGTTCCTACGCCGTGAAAAAAGCTGTGGAGGTTTATAAAGTGGTATCTGCTTTCATGGTAGTGTTGGTTTCTAACTATTCCTGTTCCTTCGTACCAAATTTCCTCTATCTGTTTGAATGTTATTGGCTTTTTCTTGTTCATTCCTTCCACCAAATCCTGGTCAAGTTCCATACAGTACCTTTTTCTTATTTCTTCAATCTGTAGGCTGTCGTAAAGTAGGTCGTTTCTTGAGAAGATTATGTTTACAAAGTTTCTAAGTGACCTTGGAGTGTGGTCGGCTCCGTCTAAGTGTATATGAATGCCTGTTCTATTTTGGCTTTCTGAGAAGGCTCCTGCTTTTCTAAGCTTTCTTACCATCTCCTGCAATGTTTCTATGTCTTCTTCGTAGGTGAGTATAGGGCTTACCAGCTCTACGCTGTATGTTTTGTCTGCTGCAACCTTTTGACCGTTTACCTTTTTCTGTGTAAATATGCTTGCGTCTGACACTATCTTCCAAACTCTGCCGTCTGGTGCTGTTATTTTATGGGTATCGTAGCTTCCGTAGCATTTTTCAACTGTTCCTCTTAGGTGGTCTGCAACTGTTTTTGCTGCTTTTGCTCTTGTAATGCCTGTCATTTCTATTTCAATTCCAAATCTGCCTTTTAAAAATTCTGTGCTTGCCATTTTCTTTTCCCCTTTCATTTTGGTGTGTTTCTTTTGGTATGTACATACATCACTCTAAAGGGGAGAAATAGCAAGCTATATTTTGAATAAATACACTAATTTTATGTTAAAATTTCAATAAATATATCATTGAACGGTTTCATATATGAACAGCAAATAATGACCATCGAGACTCGATGCCGTCAACACGAGGAAAGTCTTCGCTGCCTTCAAAGAGTGAACAGAGTGTTAATCTACTTATCTGTTTTCATCTCCGGCAGATCACAGTATCTGTATTCTAAGCCCTCTCTTAATAAAAATACATCATCGGAATTACCGATTTGCTCAATATACCTTTTCACAATAACATCGCAGTACTTCTCATCAAGTTCAATGGTGTAGCAGATACGCTCTGTTTGCTCACAGGCAATGAGTGTGCTTCCTGAACCACCGAAGGGGTCGAGTACGATACAATTGGTAAGGCTTGAATTCATAATAGGGTATGCAACTAAAGCCACCGGTTTCATGGTGGGATGGTCACTGTTTTTCTTCGGTTTTTCAAATTCCCAGATGGTGGTCTGCTTGCGGTCGGAATACCAAAGATGCTTTCCTTTCTTTTTCCAACCAAAGAGTACTGGTTCATGCTGCCACTGATAAGGGGAGCGACCGAGAACAAGAGACTGCTTTTTCCATATACAAGTACCGGAAAGATAAAAACCTGCATCTGAGAATGCTCTTCTAAAATTTAGTCCTTCAGTATCAGCATGGAACACATAAATAGAAGCATCCTTTGCCATAGCTGATTCAGTATTTTGAAATGCTGCAAAGAGAAAAGAGTAAAATACTTCATTATCCATATTGTCATTTTTGATTTTGCCGGCAGTTCCTTCATAGTTTACGTTATAAGGGGGGTCAGTCACAACGAGGTTTGCAAGTTTACTATCCATAAGCAGAGTGAAAGTTTCAGCTTTAGTGGAATCGCCGCAGACCAATCGATGATTCCCTAAATGCCATAAATCTCCATATCTTGTTATTGCAGGTTTTTTTAGCTCTTCATCAACATCAAAATCATCTTCTTGTATATCATCAGCAGAATTTAAAAGTGCATTTAATTCTGCTGCATCAAATCCTAACAGGTCGATATCAAACTCAAGTTCCTTCAAATTTTGCAGTTCTACAGTTAACAAATCTTTATCCCATCCGGCATCTTCAGCAAGCCTGTTATCTGCAATAATGTAAGCTTTCTTTTGTGCTTCGGTTAAATGGTCTACAAACACACAAGGAACTGTTTCTATTCCATCTTCTTTTGCAGCTAACACTCTGCCATGCCCGGCAATGATATTATATTTTCTATCAATCAAAATGGGGTTCACAAAACCAAACTCACGAAGGCTTGCTCGTATCTTTGTTATCTGTTCTTTGCTATGAGTTCTTGAATTGTTTACATACGGAACCAGTTTTGAAATCTCCACTTGCTGCATTTCCTGTGTAAATTTATTTTCTTTATCCAAATGTATCACCCCGACTTAGTAATTTTACAAGGCCTTTATTTGCACCAACAATATCACCGGCAATTGCCTGCCCGCGTATGGTTCTATATTGTTGCAAGGTTAATTTTTCCTTTTGCATTTTTAGGAGTTTTAAAAATTTATATAGATTCATGTGTTATTTTCCTTTCTTACCTGATAAAAGGGCTTCCATAATATCGTCTTGAGGATTGCCAATAAAAGAAGTAGTACAATTTTGCTTTACAATATCGAAAATTTCGTACCAGAGTAGGTTAGCCTGTTTTTGGAATGACTGACTCATCTGGACAAAAGGGCTTGCAATTGCGCCTCCAGTTGTAGGGTGCTTTCCTAATAGCCCGTAGTTGCTTATGGCTTCTTCACATTGAATGTATCTGGTAAAAGCCTGAGCATAGGATTCAATTAATCGTGGGTTAATAAACTTCTCACAACCACGGTCTCTAAGCCAGCGCCATGTTTCTTTATAAAGTTCATCTGCTCCTAAAGGCTTACCGTCTCTTTGTTTTGAACTAAGGTACTCGCTGGGTTCAGGTATATCCTCGCCCACAAGGTCATCATTTACATTTAGCTCGTGTGCTTCTAAAATTTCAGAATGTAAATCTGGTACTTCTAATACTTTTGCAGCTTTTCCTTTAGTTATTTTATCTGATAGAGGCTCCGGCTTATCTCCTGCGCGAACGCGTCTGCCACCTCTTAATGTTCCGTCCTTTGCCATTTTCTTTCACCTCCTGTTTTCAAGGATTTAATCCCCCCTTTGAACTGACATTTTTTAACACGCGACCCCACGCCGCTGTCCGCTTTAAAAAGTTTTGAAGATTTTCCTACCCCCACCGGTCACCGTCCCTTGCAGTAATAGATGAGTGACATGACTTGCAAAGAGACATTAGGTTTTCTTGATTATTGCTGCCGCCTTTTGACAAGGGGAGGATGTGGTGTATCTCTTCAGCTGGAGTTAGCCTTCCTTGTTTCTCACATTCCTCACAAAGGGGATGAGCCTTTATATAACGGTCACGGATTCTTTTCCATGAACGACCGTATCTTTTGTTGGAAGCAGGGTCCCTTTGATGTTGATTATATTGTTTATCCATCTGTCTCTTATGTTCAGCACAGTATTGCTCGCTTGAAGAAAGCTTACCACAGCCAGGATAAGCACAGGGGCGCTTTGGCTTGTATGGCATCAGTTCACCTCCTTTTGGGCATAAGAAAAGCCCTTGCAGGTATTTCACCCACAAAGGCTTTTATATATTGTTCGTCGATTATAATACTATCATAAGGTAAAGGTATCATTCTATGTCTTTAGGTATCATCTTTAAAAGTTTATCGCAAACATTCAATGCTCCGTTATGCATTTTATATAAGTGATGTATGCTGTAGTTCATATCAACAGCTATTTGCTCCCAAGTCTTAAAGCATAAGTAACGAAGTTCAAGGATGGTTTGATGTTCAGGATTAGGAATGGACTTTATCAGTTTGACAATTTCACGTTTTAAATCTACTAACTTATCAATATCAGAATTGATTTCTGATTCTAAGTCTATGATTTTACAAATGATATCTTCCATACGCTGAAAGTTTCTTGTTTCCTTAGGGCGGTCATCACTGAGTGTAGCTGTAGCTTTGGTGGCAAGTTCCCTTAAAGATTGCACTTGCTCAAGTTTACTGTTTATTCTTTGGTCAATACGATAAGCTTGGCTTAAATATGATTTTACATTCATACGCATTACACCTCCAGCCAAGGAAAGTTACCATCAAAGTAAATATCCGCAATATTTCTCTGAAGTCTTGAATCTAATGATGAAATGTGTTTATATGCTTTGTATATACTTTCTTTTTGTTCTTCCTTGGTTTTATAAAATGAACAAGTACTAATGTTGCATTGTTTTTCTTTTAGAATTTTACAACCTTTATTTCCATGTGCAAAACAAGTGTTATTCATAATGTGCCTCCTTTAAATTTGCTTTTACTGCATCAATTAATGCAGATTGTGTATTATCTTTATTTTTAAGAGCCTTCATCACACGTTCGTCCATGGTGCCTTTGGAAATTAGGTGGTGGATGATTACTGTGTCCATTTGCCCCTGTCTCCAGAGTCTTGCATTGGTTTGCTGATAAAGCTCTAAGCTCCAAGTTAGTCCGAACCACACAAGTGTAGAGCCACCGGTCTGTAGATTTAAACCGTGACCTGCTGATGCTGGATGAATGATAGCTACAGGTATTTCACCATTATTCCAAGCTTTTATGGAATCAGCAGTATCAAGCTTAGTGACAGTGAAGCGTTTCTGAATTCTTTCGATGTCATGTTTGTACCAGTAAGCTATTAGAACAGGCTTGCCATTAGCAGCTTCTATTAAATCTTCCAATGCATCCAGTTTTCGGTCATGTATATAAAGGACTGTGCCATGATCATCATAAACTGCTCCATTTGCCATCTGCAGGAGCTTTCCTGANNAGCTATCAAAACAGGCTTGCCATTGGCAGCTTCTATAACATCCTCCAAAGCATCAAGCTTTCTGTCATGAATAGGTACAACAGAACCATCATCTGCATAAACGGCTCCGTTGGCCATTTGTAAAAGTTTATTTGATAAACTTGCTGCGCTTGCAGCATCAACTTCCTTATCCTTAAGCGAAAGTACAAGATTTTGTTTCATGGTTTCATATACTTTCATTTCCTTATCTGATAATTTAACAGGTATTTCGTTTATGACACACTCAGGCATTTTCAGGTAGTCTGTACTTTTCATGCTTATTGTTATGTCAGAAATAAGTCGGTAAATCTCGTCTTCAGAACCGGGAAGCGGTTTATATGAAAATATTATGTTTTGATTTCGCTTGTCGGGAATGAAATACTTATTCCTAAAATGAGTTATAAATCTACCAAGGCGCTGTCCCATATCGAGTATGCCGATTTCAGCCCATAAATCCATAAGACCGTTTCCTGATGGTGTGCCTGTCAATCCCACAATGCGTTTTACCTTTGGACGTACACTTCGAATAGCTTTAAACCGTCTTGAGCTGTGTGCCTTAAAGGATGAAAGCTCATCAACCACTACCATTTCATAGTCGAAAGGAAGACCACTTCTATTTACAAGCCAGTCTACATTTTCTCTGTTGATTAAATAAATATCTACCTTTTGCATCAATGCATTTTTTCGTTCTTTTTCTGTTCCTATGGCTACAGAATAGGTTAGTCCTTTAAGATNNTGGCTTCAGAATATGTTAGTCCTTTAAGATGGTCCCATTTTTCTATTTACGCAGGCCATGTATCTCTTGCAACTCTAAGGGGTGCAATAACAAGTGTTTTACGAATAATAAAGCTATCCAGTGCAAGGTCAAAGATTGAAGTAAGAGTAATAACGCTCTTGCCAAGCCCCATATCTAAAAATATAGCTGAGATAGGGTTCTTCAATATGAAGTTGGTAGCATAAGTTTGATAATCATGAGGCTTGTATTTCACTGAGTATTCCTCCAATCTGGTCAATGTTATCTATTAAGAAAACCAAGAATCCCAATGCTTCAATTTGTCTTTTCCGTTTTTCTTGAATTGGTCTAAGTTTCTTTCCCGGTGCTTTTAATTCTATAAATGCAATCTTTCCATGTGGTAATAGTACTAAACGGTCAGGCATACCATTTAAACCCGGTGAAATAAGCTTAAGTGCGATGCCTCCCATGGACTTTGCTGCATTTTTTAGTTCTATTTCTATTATTTTTTCTCTCATACAAAATCCTTTCTGTTTTAGGTTCCGAGTTCCAAGTTCCAAGAAGTGCCAAGAATTCTATATAGCCTATACGCGCGTATATGCGTGTGTGCGTGTGCTACTTATACCTATATATAAATTTATATATTTATATTGGAACTATGGAACTCTTGGAAAATTTCTTGATATTTCAAGGTTCTAAGAAGTTCCAAGACTATGGTTTTTAGTTCCATCTTTGATTCTTATCCACACATATTGGGCTCCATAACCCTTGATTTTCTTTTTCTGACTGGAATAGCACCAGCCACCGATTTTCTGCATGATGAGTTTAATTTTATAGCTGTCGGTTTGCTTTTCGAATTTACCCCTGTCATTACCAAAACACTCACACCATACTTCCATATTGCTGACATACTCCCGTTGATATAAGCCTTTCGGCCTAAGTGGGTCGTCAATGGATGAAAAGTAGTTTTTGCGGCTGTATAAGTCCATGTCGTACCAGTCTTCAGGTAAAAGCATCTCTAGGTATTCTCGAACAACACCTTCACGTTCATCAGTTTCAAGTGCTTCCGTCTGTTCAACTTTTGCTTGAAGAGCTGCATTTCCATCAAGATATAGCTTTTCTCCAAGGCTAAGGTAGTACTTTGCTTCAGCCCATATTTGGGGGACATCTTCCTCAGGTAAATCCCAGCCTTTTTTATGGCAGCCCCTTACACGCACCACCCAAAAGCGGCGATTTCCTGTAGCATCTCGGAGGAAGCCTGCACTTTCAGCATTGGTGGAGCCAACAATAATGCACTGTCGGGGATGGCTTTCTACAGTTCGACCATAAGAGGGACGATACTGGTCATCTTGTCTTGATAGAAAGCCTTTAATATTATTGACATCCATTTTTGAGAGTCCTGCCAGTTCAGGTATCTCTACAATCCATACACCTTGAATTTTTTCTGCAGCATCTTTGCCTTTACCCATGTCATTAAAGTTAAGGCTATCAGAAAACCAGTCTCCTGCAAGCCTTGCAAAGAAGGTAGATTTACCTAAGTCTGTTTGACCGTTTAATACAAGCATAGAGTCAAACTTAATCCCCGGATGATATATGCGGGCAACTGCAGCTGTAAGAGTTTTTCTTGTTACCATTCTTGTATAATCAGTATCTTCAGCACCAAAATACTCAACAAGCAGAGTATCTATGCGCTTTGTGCCATCCCACTTGGGAAGTGAGTCAAGATATTCTTTTATAGGGTGGTAAGCACGGTCATCTGCTACTTTTGTTAGTGCAAGCTCATAGTTACGGGAAGAGAATGTACCGTAGTTTCTTTCCAAATATGCCATAAGTTGTGCATTATCTGCATCTCTCCAAGATAGATGCGGTCTTGGCCAGGGGAGATTATCGTCACCATATATTTGGTTTGCCAGTTTGTTGTATCTAATGCCTTGGAGATTAGAATCATTTTTTAGAATAAGTAGAAGATTTCCAAGAGAATTTTTAATAACAGTTGAGCGAGGCTCATATTCAAGATTTTTTTCCCAGTCGTTGTCTTCATCATTTTCTATAAACTCAGTAGAAGCTTGAAGCCTACGTTCTTCAGCTAAGAGAAGCTTAACTTTTTCATCTTTAGCAGCAAGTTCTGTCATTGATTTATATGAGGGAAGCTTGTTAATTGGTGTATCTTCTATTGACTTATCATCTAAGTCATTAAATTTATGAAGCCTGACTAAGTCAAAAGCATTCAATAATTTTCCGCAAACAGGGTCAGTAGCATGGTGGCTGTAAGCAAATTTACCATTATAAATAACCACACCGGCACTGCTGTCAGCTGGGATGTAGTCATATCTGCCATTCATTGCAGAAGGCTCATAAATATCAGATAGATATGTATCAATTGCTTCTTCAACAGTGTAAGTGCGGTTGAAGGCGCCAATAATGCCCGGTTTTGTTAAAGGATCTCCTGCTTCTGTGACATGGCTTCTTATGACTTCCGATTGGCGGCTGGAGCGAGGCCATGTAGATTCATCCTGCCAATTATCATATTGGTTAAGATAAATTTCCGGGTCTAAATAATTTCCATCCTTTTTCTGAAACCAAAACACACCATTCATTGAGGTTGATGGCCAATACATGAGTCGGTGTGCCTCATAAGTTGTGTCATCAAATAAATCAATTCCAATTTCCTTTGCAACCATTCGAGATACAGCAGGATATTCTGCCTCGCTGATTTCACGATAAAGGGGGATAGCAAGGCGTATACGAGGTTTTTCCGGTGTATGTTTGTGGGTGGAGTAGGCGCAGCATATAAAGCTTAATTTCATAATTACATCATCCCATACGTTTGGAGTGCCATAATCCATATCTAGTAAAATCATGGAACGGCATAGTACATTTCCTTTTTTCCTACGACCTTCTTTTAAATGACCTGCTACATAACCGCCTATGTCTTTGATGTTATCTTGATGTGCTTTTTTTAATTTTCGATATTCTTCAACTGTTTCTGTAGTGCGAAGGGTTGAACTGACTCTTGTACAAAAATCATCCCAAGATATATCACTGTTTTTCCACTTCTTATCCATACGGTTGTTACCATAAGAAATCTTCATTATAAGACCTCCTCGCAGTCATCAGTAAAGTATCTGATGGTGTATTTCTTCCTTTTGGCTCTTTCAATTTCAGAACTCATCCCGGAAGAAATAGTGCTTCCAAACACCCATAACTCAGAACATTTAGACATAAGTACATTTCCAAAGAAAAGGCCTAATTCACGTTCTTCATCGTTGCTGTCATCTAAAAACTGTGTAAAAAGAAGGTGCGGAGTAATAGGGATATATCCCATAGCAACAGCAAATCTGCTATAGCGTCTTGCAGATTTAATATTTACTTCAATATTTCCAGAATATTGAGAACAAACATATACCAATGGTCGATAGGTTTTTCCTTGAGCATTTTCTAATTTTTCTATAGCCGTTAGGGCTTCAAAAGCGGTAGGGTCGTAATAACCCTCCGCATTGAATTTGTCTATACTCATTTTTTAGACCTCCACTTATGCTGATTTTTCAAGCAATTTCATTTTGTACCATTCTAAGTGGCGCTTGCGTTGTTCATAGTCAGGTACAGCCACCAATAAACCAATATCAACCTTTTGCAGAGTTTCCATCATTTTAACTTGTTCATCTGTTAGATAAGGGCGTATGCTTTTACCTTTTTCAAGACCATGTAACTGCCTTATTTGTTTAGCGGACATTCCTGTAACAATTCGGTTAATCATGTCACATTCGTTGCTAAAGTGATATGGCTTAGGATTTTCATGTAAAAGCTTAATATTTTCAGTCAACATTGGAAAATCTTTGCGGGCATTTACAAGAGTTTTAATAAATTGTTCCATATCATTAAAGCGCTTTATATATATTTCTTTAAATTTCATAGCCTTTTGTCCTGTATAGCCAATGACCAGTATTGTGAAGCCATCTCTGGTCAT